GCAGGACGACATCCCGCCCGAGGAGGTGGTGATGAAGACAAGGAAGAGGCACATCGTCGAGGCGCGGATGATGATCAGCAAGCTCCTCCTGAAGGAAGGGCTCACGCTGTCAGAGATCGCCCGCTTCCTGAACAAAGACCACGCGACTATCATCCACTACCGCAACCTCCACGACGATCTGATGAAGACCGAGGCGAAGTACAAGCACAAGTTCGACAAGCTCGTCAGCGCGTTCAGGTACGAGATGGTGACAGGCGACGCGCAGCAGTGGCGCGACTTTGTGGACAAGGCCAACGAAGCATACGATGAGCACGGGTGGGGCGTGGAGATGCTTCAGTTCCTGTACGAGATGAAGAAGGCATAAGTGGCACAATTCGAGAACGAGCGACCCGTCGGCAAGCGTCTGGACTTCTACGCAAGGGAGGAGGCCAACAAGATGCAGGCCTACCTCATCTGCGCAAAGACCGCCCGCAAGTTCTCGAGGATGTTCACGGCCGAGGAGTACAAGATCAGGCGCATCGCCAACTCGGGCGCACCGATCTCATTCGAGGAGTTTAAGGAACACGTTCGCTCCCGAATTGATAACTTTGAGCTCTCAAGGGTGCACCACCTCCACGACCTCATCGAAGAGGGCAAGAAGGTGGAAGCCATTGACTATTTTTTCACAAGCAGAAAAGCATGGATAACAAATCAGCCGGACTCGGAGATAGCATTGAAAGGCTCACGGAGGCGACGGGGATCAAGCAAGTGATCAAACGCTTCACCAAGGCCACGGGCATCGACTGCGGCTGCGACAAGAGGAAGGAGATACTGAACGAGATGTTCCCCTACCAGAAGCCCGCCTGCATGAACAGAGCACAACACTCCGTCTGGCAAGAGTTCAAGGAGAACAGAGGTGCGAAGATCACAAGCCCCGAGCAGGAGATGGTGGCGCGGATGCACGCCGACCTGTTTCATCACAAGTTCACAAAGCCCTGCACATGTTCGCCCAAGAAGTGGAACGAGTGGATCAGAGACATCGACCGCATTTTTGACACCTATGGAAAGACGACCACTAAAGACGCTTAAGGCGAACCCCAACAACCCGAGGGTCATCAGGGACGAGAAGTTCAAGAAGCTCGTCAAGTCCATCAAGGAGTTCCCCGAGATGCTCGAGGCTCGCCCCGTAGTGGTGAACCCCGACATGGTGGTCTTGGGTGGCAACATGAGGCTGAAGGCACTCCGCGAGGCAGGGGTCGAAGAAGCTCCCGTGTACATCGCATCTTGGGACGAAGTAAAACAGAGGCAGTTCATCATCAAGGACAACGTCGGCTTCGGTGAATGGGATTGGGATGCCCTCGCCAACGAGTGGAACGAGGAGGAGCTCCAAGACTGGGGGCTCGACATTCCGGGCTTTGAAGACCCCGAAGAAGAGCCACAAGAGGAGGAGGAGCAGTTCGACATCTGCGACTTTTGTGGCAAGGACAAAACAGCAGATTTACAGCAGTAACAATGGCAGCGGAGGACATCAAGAAGCATGAATTCAAGAAAGGACAGAGCGGCAACCCTAAAGGACGACCCAAGGGCTCGCGCAACCGCAGCACCATCGCCCGCGAGTGGCTCGAGGTGAGCCAGTTCATCACGAACCCAATCACAGGGGAGAAGGAGAAGCTCGAGCAGCAGGACATCATGACCCTCGGCATCATCAAGAAAGCAAGGGAGGGCGACGTGAACGCCTACAAGGCTCTGATGGATTCAGCATACGGACAACCGCTTCAGCAGATACAGCAGGAGGTGTCCAAGATCGACGAGATTGAGATCGTCATCAGAGAGGCCGATGATTATTGAGCTCATAACGACAGAAGACCAAAGACAGAGAGCCTCGACCCTTTACGAGTTCAAGAACTTGAAGGGGTCAATCACCAAGGGCGAGAGCCAAGGATTCGGAGCTCTGGGCGAAGTGGTCGTTCACGACTTCTTCAAAAGCAAGGGCAGGAAGGTGAGCTTCAAATCGACATACGACTACGACCTCATAATTGACGACCACCGCGTTGATGTGAAAACCAAGAAGACAACCGTCAGACCTCAACCACATTACAACAATAGCATCTCGGCCTTCAATACTCGGCAGGAGTGCGACTTCTATTTTTTTGTGCGAGTACACAAGAGCATGACCACCGCCTACCTGTTGGGATACATGGACAAGAAGACCTTCTTCGAGAAGGCAGAGTTCAACCGCGAGGGAGAGATTGACAAGAGCAGCCTCTCGGGGTGGAGATTCAAGGGCGACTGCTACAACATGAGAACAGATGAGCTCCATAAATTCAAGCAATGAATGAAACTGCGCCTTGAAACGTCCGGCCTGTTCAGGAAGAACCTCGAGGCCACCGAGTCAATCGTTGTCAATCAGGGCGGCAGCCGATCGGGGAAGACCTACTCGATCCTTCAAGTGCTCATCATCAAAGCGCACCAAACCACAGGCAAGACTTTCACAATCGCAAGGAAGACCCTCAAGAGCTTACGCTCCACAGCCATGCGCGACTTCTTCGAGATATTGGAGAAGGCCGGGATGTACGACCAAAGCCTCCACAACAAGAGCGACAACATCTACTTCATTAACGGCAACCGCTTCGAGTTCATGGGGATGGACGACCCCCAGAAGAAGAGAGGAGCGAAGAGGCACATCTTGTTCTGCAACGAGGCGAACGAACTGGCGAAGGAGGACTTTCTTCAGCTCGAGCTCCGAACCACCGAGCAGATATTCATCGACTTCAACCCGTCCGACGAATATCACTGGCTGTACGAGGATGTGATTCCTCGCGCCCACTTCATCAAGAGCACATACCGGAACAACCCCTTCCTCGATGCCCTTACCATTCAGCGCATCGAACGGCTCAAGGAGACCGACCCCCAAGCGTGGCAAGTGTACGGCCTCGGGGAGAGAGCGATCAGCAGGGACAACGTATTCACCTTCGACGAGCAGGAAATCCCGAAGGAGGCGAAGCTGATGTCGATGGGCATGGACTTCGGCTTTACCAACGACCCGACCGCCTTCGTGGAGGTGTGGGCGCAGGAGGATGACGTTTGGATCAAGGAGCGCATCTACCGAACCGACATGACCAACCAAGACATCGGGCGCGAGCTCAAGAACCTGAACATCGACAGGCGCGACATCATCTACTGCGACAGCGCAGAGCCCAAGAGCATCGAGGAGCTGCGCAGGATGGGGTGGAACGTGCGCCCCGCAGACAAGGGGAAGGACAGTGTGAACGCGGGCATCCAACTCATGAAGACCTTCAAGATTCACGTCGAGCCCTCGAGCACCAACCTCATCAAGGAGCTGCGAAACTACAAGTGGACGAAGGACAAAGACGGGCGCAACCTGAACAAGCCAGTCGATGCTTTCAACCACGCCATCGACGCGAGCAGGTACGCGATCTTCAGCAAGGTGGGCAAGCCGAACCACGGTAAATATCACTTGAGATAAAAAAACTTTGCGATTTATTTGGTGGTGTTGAAAACAGTTTCATATATTTGAAGTGTCAAACAATAACAACCAAAAACACCAACATCATGGCCTACATTTCAACAGAAGCAGTAAAAGAGATCAGAAGCGAAATCAAGAGACTCTTCCCAAAGCAGGACGGGTGGAAGTTTTCAGTCCGCAAGCGCGACAACATGGAGGTCTGCGTGACTATCCTCGAAGGCCCAGAGACTTTCGGAATCGACGAAATCGAGGACAACTACAGACAAGTCAACCGCCACCACTTCGCTGACCATTACAGCGGATATGAGCTGCAAGCCATCGAGACCATCATGGCCTGCATCCAACAAAGCGCAGCCGGGGTGAATGTAGACCACAACGCAGGCGACATGGGCGCAGATTACTGCAATTACAACTACTTCATCAGGATCAACATCGGGGAATTCGACAGGCCCTACAAGTGCACGGCAAAATAAAACCAAGCCCCTCCGGGGGCTTTTTTCGTTTAAGGGGGCGTGAGCCCCTTTTTCTATCTTTGCACATACCCCTGTGCAAATGCGCGAGATCAAAGTCATAGTCCCCACCTCGTGGGAGGACATCACCCTCGAGGCTTACATGAAGTTCTCGGCCATCGACACCGACGCGAAGGAGGAGTTCATTCAGGTCAAAGCCCTCGCCTACTTCTGCGGCATCAATGAGCTCGACGCGATGGACATGAAAGTGAAAGATCGCGAGGCCATCATCGCCCAGATCACCGAGGTGCTGAACCAAGAGCCCGAGTTCACGCAGGCCTTCAGCCTCTTCGGCAAGGACTACGGCTTTCATCCCAACCTCGACGAGATCACCTTCGGCGAGTTCATCGACCTCGAGAAGTACCAGTACCACATGGACAGCCTCGACAAGATCATGGCCATACTCTACCGCCCCATCGTGCGCAGCATGGGCGACCGCTACGACATCGAGCCATACAACGCGGACGGGGACAGCGAGGTCATCAAGAAGATGAGCGCAGGGACGGCCATCGCAGCCCTGCTTTTTTTTTATCGCATCGGAACACACTTATCGATGCATATCCTGAAATATTTGAACCTCGAAGCGATGGAGGCATCGGAGGGGACAACTTCCTCAAAAAGTGGGGCTGGTTTGCAGCGATCCATCGACTATGCGACGGAGACATTGCAAGAGCTGATACCATCACATCACTTCCGCTTCATAGAGCGCTGTTCTGGCTTGCTTACGAAAGCGACCGGGATGAATACGAACGAAGACGAATAAAGCAGGCACATGGCTAACTTTTACAGAATCACAGGACAGATCAGGCAGGCAATCGAGAACACAAGCAGGGTGAACACCATCACCTTCGGCAACCTCGCAGACATCGACCTGAACAAACAGAACATCTACCCGATCGCCCACATCACCCCAGAGAACTGCACCATGAACGGAGCGACCTCGACGTGGAGCTTCAACATCAGCATCTTCGATCAGGTGGACTTCAACAAGGACGACGTGCGCGATGCGCCTGTCTCCTTCCACGGGACGGACAACGTGCAGGACATCTTGAACGACTGTGCCCTCACCTTCCACATCTGGCTCGATGAGTTCAGGAGGGGAGACCGCCACGCGGACAACCTTCAGCTCGATGGAGGGGTGACGATGCAGAGCTTCCTCGAGACGCAGACGAACAGCCTCGCAGGGTGGAGCGCGACGATCAGCATCACCGCACCGAAC